CGCATAGTCGCGACGGTGGATAACGACGGAAACAGGACCGCCATCACGCTCGACGTGGACTGATGACAGACTTTTTCAAAGACACTTATTACGGGCCGTTTTTCCCGAATGGGTACTTTGGACCGGAGACCGAGCAAAATCCCGGCGCTATGTCGGCGGGGTTGTCCGGCGCGGGTGAAGTCGGCGCTGTTTTATCCGTTGCGGTAAGCACCGCAGATGCAGATTCTGGTGGCGGCGCAAAGCGCAAAAAGCGCGGGAGCAGTGCTCGGGCGTTCCACAGCTACGAGCTAAAGCAGCGCCAGGAATGGCTGGAATATCAGAACAGGGCGGCAGCGGTAATCGCTGCGCCAAAGCCTGAACCGTTAGCTAACAACGATAACGACGACGAAGAAGTCCTGATGCTGCTACTTTCGGCATAGTCCAGGGAGACTGCGTGACTTCAGATCATCTGACTAAAGAGGCAGACCGCCTCCGCAAAGACCCGATATTTCTCAAGGCGCTGGACGACATTCGCACTGAGGCGCTGGAAGCTCTCGTGTCGGCAGACGCAGACAAATACGAAGACATCGTTCGCCTGCAACAGCGGGTGAAGGTGATCGAAGAAATCCGCGCAACTCTGGACCGCTATATCATCGCGGCAGACGTGCAGGAAGACGCTGGCTCGTTCGCGTAACGACTCCCGGCATAACCACACAAAGGAACTAAAATGTCAGAAGCCAACCCCGCGCAAGCGGCTGGTAGCGACGAGGCGTTGTCTTTTAACGACGGCGCTGATGCCATCTCGAATCTCCTAGCAGACCCGGCTGAAACGCTGGACCTCTCAGAGGAAGATCAGGGCCAAGAGGAAGCGACCGAAGAAACCGAAACGGAAGGCGATGAGCCGGAAGTCGAAGCGACCGAGGAAGCGACCGAAGAGGAAGAGCCAGAACAGGAAGAAGGCGGACCCGGTTACGAGTCAGGCAAGTTCGCGGCAGACACCGCGAATGTACGCTTGAAAGACGGCACTGTGATCTCCGTTCAAGACCTGAAGCGCGGCTATCTCTCACAATCTTCGTTCACACGAGGGACTCAGGAAAACGCCAGGGAACGTGAAGCCCTGACGGCCCAGAAGTCCGAAGTGGAACAAACCGCTCAGACCCTAAAGGCACAGCGGGACTTTCTCCTTCAAGTATCGCAGCAGGTTTTGCCGCCCGCGCCAGATGAATCGTTACTGAACCAGAACTCGGCCAGTTACGATCCGATCCGGTATATGGCGGAAAAGGCTGACTATGATCGGAAGGTCGGGGCGCTAACGCAGTTGCAGCAGTACGCGCAGGCCGAACAGGCCCGCACGGCTCAAGAGCAACAGCGTCAGCAAAATGAGGTGCGCGACAGGGAAGCAAAACTTCTGCTGGATGCCATGCCGGAGCTTAAGAAGCCGGAAGCGTACAGCAAGTTTTGGGCCGAGGCCGTCGATACGATGGCCGAATACGGCTTCTCCGCAGAGGAGATGAACGCAACTGTCGATCATCGTGTGTATCGGCTGTACCGCGATCTCACGGCCTACAGGCGTGCGCGAAAGAATATCCCGACCGTCAAGCAAGCCGTGCAGTCGAAGCCCGTTCTCTCGGGCAAGAAACGCATGGACCCGAAGGCGAAATCCTCCCGCGAGCATCAGGTCAGAAGCGATCATCTGCGCAAAACCGGCTCATTCGATGCCGGTGTCAATGCGCTCATGGACCTTGATCTTTAAACTCTCAGGAGAAACATCATGTCGCAGGTAACGAATACCTACGAAACTTACGACGCGGTAGGCAACCGCGAAGAACTTGCCAACAAAATCTACCAGATCACCCCGGAAGAGACCCCGTTTCTTTCTCTGATCGGGCGCAAGCCTGTCTCGTCTGTCCACCCCGAATGGCAGATCGACTCGCTGGCCTCGCCGGACACCGACAACAACCAGCCGGAAGGCAACGACTGGTCGTTCAGCGCGATTACTCCGACCTCTCGCGTAGGCAACTACACGCAGATTTCGGACAAGAAGATCATCATCTCGCGCACGCAGGACAAGACCTCGAAGGCTGGCCGCAAGTCGGAACTGGCCCGCGAAGTCGCCAAGAAGGGCGTTGAGCTTCGCATCGATATGGAAGCGATTGCTCTCTCCAATCAGGCGTCTTCGGCTGGCTCCGGCAACGGCGCGACCAACCGCAAGCTTGGCGGTTTCCGTGCGTGGCTTTCCACCAACGACAACATCAGCGGTGCATCTGGCGGCTTCAACAGCGGCACTGGTGTTGTTGACGCGGCCACCAACGGCGCACAGCGCGCGTTCACCAAGACGATTCTGGATGCGGTGATCCTGTCCACCTACAACGCGGGCGGTTCTCCGAAAACCCTGATGCTGTCGCCTTACGCCAAGACGGTCTTCTCGACCTTCATGTCGGACAGCAACGTTGCTCCGCAGCGGTTCGAGACCCCCGCCAAGAGCCAGACCACCATCGTTGCGGCTGCGGACATGTATCTGTCCGACTTCGGCACGATTTCGGTCGTTCCCAACCGTCAGATGGCTCGCGCTGGTGCGACTGTCGCTCGCAACGCATTCCTGGTTGACCCTCGCATGGTGTCTCTGGGCGTGTTTGACGACATTCATCTCGTTAAGCCTGCGAAGACCGGCGACGCGGAAAAGCGTGTTCTCGTCACTGAGTATACGCTTCTGGTCAACAACGAAGCCGCGCATGGCGTGGCGGCTGACCTCTACGGTCTGACCTCTGGCTCTTAAGGAGAAACGCACATGCCTGTTACTTACGTTCCCGTCGTTGTGACGGATGTTACCGCCTACACTGTCAAGGCGGACAACGCTGGGCTGGTCCACTACGTCCCGGACCTGACGGCAACATGCACGTTCACGCTCCCGACGCCAAAGGCTGGGTTGTGGTTCGAGTTCGTGTATGCGGGCGACGCTGCTGACGCGGCGAATTGGGTCATCACCACTGGTTCGAACACCTATTTCTTCAAGGGTGGTTTGACCTTCCACGATCAGGACGGCGATGTTGTCGCCCCGATTGACGGCAACGGCTCTACCAATTCCAAGCTGACCGTGAACACCCCGGAGCCGGGGACGCGCATTCGCGTTGAGTGCGCCAACGGAACGAATTGGTTCCTCAACGGCAGCGTTCTGAGTGCCACTGTTCCGGCCTTCGCGGATCAGTAAGCGAACAACACAAACACCTAAGAGGGCGGTCTTCGGGCCGCCCTTTTTCTTTTCGGAGTAGCGAAATGCCGCGAGGCGTTTACGAGCGCAAACCCAAGGAACCGTACATGGTATCTCCTTCCAATACTGCTTCTGAGCAGAAACTATTTCCTGTCGTGCTGAGCAAGAACTACGCGCCGGTCGGCAAGTACGAAATTGTCGGCTACCTCAAGCCGAAAGTAGAGCGCAAGGACGCCGCTGGCAGGATGCTGCTGGTTGAGGAAGAGGCGTTCATTGAGGGCGAGATGCACCCCGCGCCGTATCCTGGAACGGGATTCCCCGGAAAAATCTGGGCTGGCACGACCATCCGCCTGCCTCTTGAAGAGGCCAAGCTGGCGGTCTCAAGGAAGATTGCAGAACGCGCCGATGTCATCGCTGCCTGATCCATCGCGCATCCCGGATCATCTCTGGGAGCCTGATGGCGTCTCGTCGGACGGCCTGCGCCGCCATTACGTCTATTGGGTCGATAAGGCCAACGGCGTCGGCTTTCGCAAGACTGAGAACCTTGTCGAGGATGAGTTGATCTCGCGCAATCGCGAGAGCTTCAACGACTCGCATGGCAAGAGGTTTGGCGATGGCAAGATCATCGCGAGTGTCCCGCTGAATGTTTTCTACCGGGATTTCGCCTCGCGCCTGAAGGATGGCGATGAGGACTTCGTGAAGCATTGGCTTAACAGCGACCAGAACCGGCCATATCGCACTTTTAGGGGGCGTATTTAGTGTCAATTACCGATTACGACACGCTCCAAAGCACGGCCATCGAATATCTGGCGCGGGAAAACGACGCGACCCTGATTGCGCGTGTTCCAACGTTCATTCAGTTGTTTGAAGCGAAGATGAACCGGATGCTGTTCGTCCAGCAGATGGAGAAGCGGTCAACGGCAACGGTCAACACCGCCTCGACCGAGCCTGAATTCATTGCGTTGCCCGGCGACTTTCAGTCCATGAGGACTGTGCGTCTAAGCGGAGTGACCGGCAAGCCGAGACTGTCGTTTATGACGCCGACCCAGCTTGAAGACTACCGCTACAGTATCGACAATGTTACGGGCCAGCCGATTTATTTCTCCGTCTTCGGTGACGAGATGGAATTAGCCCCAACTCCGAACGAAGATTACACGCTGGAAGTCATTTATCGATCTTACCTACCCGCGCTGTCCGACAGCAACACAACCAACTGGCTTTTGACGCTCGCGCCTGATCTTTACCTATACGGCACGCTCCTTGAGTCGGCCCCGTACATCAAGGAAGACGGGCGCATTCAGACTTGGGCTGCCGGTGTTTCGACGGCGCTTAACGATCTGAACAATCTCGGCGCGAGGCAGTCTTTTGATTCTGGTCCGACGACGGTTTCGTTGCCTGGGGTGACGCCGTAATGGCGGAAGTTCTCTACGACCGCACGACCGGCACGAACATAGGCGACATGACGACATACGGCGGGCTTGCCGCCGCGTTTGATGGGAACACCTCGCAATCGAACACGCAGGGGGCGTGCCAGCCCAACATAGGGGCGACGGGCGGCTACGTTGGTAAGGATGTTGGCGCAGGGAATGCCGCGCCAATTACGAAGGTTGTTGTCAGGTCCACGAACAACATCGGACTGACGAACGCCGGCAATGTGACGATTACGTTGTACGGGAAGAACAGCGCGCCTTCTGGTCCTTCGGACGGGACTTCGCTGGGGTCGAATGCGCTTGGTTCCGGTGGTGCAAACAGCACTGATTACACGGTGAACTCGAGCGATACGACGACGGCCTATCGGTATGTGTGGGCGAAGATTGCGTCGAGCGGTGTGGGTGCTGACGCTTATTGCTGCGAGCTTTCGATTTACCGGGAGATTGCGTCCGGCGGTCAGCCCGCCGTGAAGCGGATGGGCGGCGTGCCGTTTGCGTCTCCGAATAGGGGTGTCTGGTAAATGGCATCGACAGACGCGAAGCCGGTCCCGCAGAAGAACGTTGCGTATCGTGTGACGTTTCCGATTTTGGACGCTGACGGCGATCTTGTGACTGGCGCGACGGGGCTGGACAGCGAGATTTCGAAGGACGGCGGCACCTTCGCCGACTGCACGAATGAAGCGACGGAAATCGCGACTTCATCGGGCGTCTACTATCTCGATCTGACTTCTACCGAGATGAACGCCGATACCGTGGCGATCATCGTGAAGACCTCATCGAGCGGTGCGAAGACGACCACACTGGTGATGTACCCGGAAGAAGCGGGCGACATACGGGTGAACGTCACGCAGTTTGGCGGAACGAACGGCACTTTCGCCTCAGGCCGTCCCGAAACCAACATGACCCATATTGCTGGGTCAGCCGTCTCGACATCGACGGCGCAGATCGGTGCCAATGCAGTTCAGGCAGGCGGCACAGCGTGGGGCTCCGGAGCGATAACGGCAGCGAGTATCGCGTCCGATGCTATTACGAACGCCAAGATTGCAGCCGACGCCATCGGAGCAAGTGAAATTGCTGCGGACGCCATCGACGCCAGTGCGCTCGCGACCGATGCAGTGACCGAGATTGTCAATGCGGTCTGGGCGGCGGTCACTCGAACGCTGACAGCGAACACAAACCTGAACGATCTCAACGCTGCCGGTGTGCGCGCTGCGGTCGGGCTTGCTTCCGCAAACTTGGATACGCAACTCACCGCCATTGACGACCTGATAGACACCGAGGTCGGCGCGATCAAGATAAAGACAGATCAACTCACCTTCAGCACGGCGAACCGCGTTGATTCCCAAGTCTACGGGATGCAGGCGGATACGCTGACAGCATCAGCACTGGCTGCGGACGCTATCGCGGAGATTAACGCAACCGTTGACGTTGCTCTGGCGGATTATGACGCACCAACGAGCGCGGAGCTTGTATCTGAAATCAACAGTGTGCAGGCAGACATAGCGGCGCTGGAGAACCTGAGCGCGGCGCAAGTCAATGCCGAGATGGTCGATGTCCTGACGGTTGATACCTACGCCGAACCCGGACAGGGCACGCCTACGGCGACCGCGAGCCTTAAGGATAAGATCGGCTACTTGTTCAAAGCGTGGCGCAACAAGACCACGCAGACAAACAGTGATTATCGGCTTTTCGCTGACGACGGCACAACCATAGACCAGAAGGCCGGAACGTCAGATGACGGAACGACCTTCACTCGCGCGACGATTTCGAGCGGGCCGTAATGCCCAGCACGCGCAATGAACGTGCAAGCGCCATTCATCTGTCAATGCCATTCAGGGGGATGTTCCCAGCCCCTGAGGGCAGCCGAACGGCCCCGGATCGCGTCCAAGCTGCGTTTCTGTATCGCGGTGTTTGGGACAGCGAGCGCTGGCTGCCGGTAGTTGGCGACGCCGAAAGCTGGACGACAGAACCCAAGCAATCCGAGACTTGGACGCCAAAAGCCAAGCAGTCCGAAATCTGGTCTGCAAAATCAAAGCAGTCGGAAATCTGGACCGAGAAGCCCAAGGCTTCAGAGACATGGACACGCAATTACGATGATTGATCGATGCCTCTAGTTCCTTACGGCGAGTGGAAACCAGATGTTGCGGACTATGAAGGCTCGACAACCAAGAACGTGCTCAACGTGCTGCCGCGTGGCGATGGATACGGCCCATTCCCCGATTTCACGGTGTATTCGTCGGCGCTTCCTGCGGCCTGCCGTGGAGGTTTCTACGCGCTGAAGTCTGACGGCTCGATTGCGACATTCGCGGGCACCGCTGATCGCCTCTATCTGATGGATAACACGACCTTTGGCTGGTCCGACGTATCGAAAGGCGGAAACGCATACTCTGCACTGAGTGACACGGCGCAGTGGCGGTTTGCGCAGTTCAACAATCTGGTTTTCGCCACACAGGCGAACGACGTTTTGCAGGTCTTCGACCTGACGTCATCGACGGAATTTGATGACGCTGCAGGGTCGCCGCCGCAGGCTGCGTATATCGACGTGGTTGGCCGGTTTCTTGTGCTCTCGGGCCTTCTGTCGAATGTCTATCGCATCCAATGGTCTGGCCTGAACGATGTAAATTCGTCCGACTCATGGACGCCGGGCGTCAACTCGTCCGACTATCAGGATTTGCCGGACGGCGGCATTGTGCGTGGCGTTGCTGGCGGTGAATACGGAACGATCTTCCAGGATCAGGCCATCCGCCGCATGACATTCGCGCCGGGTTCGGCGGTGATCTTCCAGATCGAGCGCATCGCGCAGGATATGGGTTGCTATGCGCCGTACAGCATCATTCGCGCGGCCGACAAGATTTTCTTCTACTCTGCAAAGGGCTTCTATAAGATTGAACCGGGTGGTTTGCCGGTCCAGATCGGACGTGAGCGGGTAGATCGCACGTTCTTTGAGGATTTGGACAAGAACAGCCTTCAGCTTTTCATGGGCGCATCCGATCCGAGGGGCACGAGGGTTTATTGGGCGTATAAGTCCGTCAACGGTATGGACAATCTGTATGACACGATCATTGGCTATGACTCCGCTCTTGATCGCTTCTTCCAGATCATGATGAGCGGGGAGTTCCTGCTTGGCATCTCGCAAACCGGCCTGACGCTGGAAAGCCTTGATGCCATTTCAGCCTCGCTTGATGCGCTCACGTCATCGATCGATAGCTACGCCACATCGGTGACGCCGGAAATCTCTCAGTTCGGCCCGAACAACCGGCTCGGGTTCTTCCGTGGGCAGAATCTTGAGGCGACGGTTGAGGGCGGTGAACAGGGCACGGATGCACAGCGCATTTTCATTCGCGGCTTCCGGCCTGTGACAGACGCCGGGACGGTTTATGGCTCTGTATCATCGCGTGATACGCAACAGGCATCGCCGGTCGCTGGCACGGAAGTTCTGATTAACGCGCGGACGGGTCGCTGCGATCTGCGCCGGGAAACGCGGTATGCAAGGTTCAAGTCTCGCATTCCGGCTGGCACGGAATGGTCCTTCATCGCCGGTTATGAACCGGATGTGACCACGGCAGGCACGCTATGAGCGCTCCCGTTGTTCAGCCGGGAGAGAAAGACCTTGGACGGTATGCCTTCGCTATCAAGCAGCTTGGCGAGGGGCGCTCTAACGCGGTCGGCACGGTGACGCTGCGCGCCAGCCAGACGACAACGACGGTTGCCGCGCCGAACTGCGGCGAAAGCAATGTGGTGTTTCTAACGCCAGCAACGGCAAATGCAGCTGCGATTGTCGCGTCAACATATATCTCAAGCGTTGCGCCGGGGCAGTTCGTGATTACGCACCCGAGCAACGTCAACACTGACAAGACGTTCTATTGGGTCGCTCTTGGTTAGTCTGGTCTGTGTCGATCCAAAAGAGATCAAACGAATTTGGCCGCACGCCTCTCATCTTATCCGATCTGCTGTTGAGCGGGTTGGGATCAGTGATTTTCGCATCATCGAAGACAGCATTCTGGACGGAGACGCGCTTCTTTGGCTCGTCTGGGACGGGTCTAAAATTCTCGCGGCAGTATCGACTGTTCTTGAGAGAGCGAACGGCAAGCTTGCCTGCGTGATCGTCGCGTGCGGCGGCGAAGATATGAGCCAATGGCTCGGACTAATCACGAAAATCGAAGACTACGCGAAAGCGGAAGGATGCCATTGCACCCGGATTTATGGGCGCAAGGGCTGGACGCGCGTGCTGACAAATTACCGCGCACAGAATGTTATCTTAGAAAGGCCTCTATAATGGGCGGTGAGAGTAAATCATCCACGCAAACCAGCTCCCAAACCGATCCGTGGGACGTTGCACAGCCTGCTTTGCAGGGCATTCTTGGGCAGCTTAATCCGCTAATCTCTAATTCTGGTCTGTCGAGCGCATCGTCGGGTGCAATCGATCAGCTTCAGCAGAGCGCCAATCAGGGCAATCCATATGCTGGCCAGATCGACGCCTATACGCAGAACCTTCTGAATGGCGGCGGCGCAAATGCGCAGGCTGGCAACATTCAGAGCGGCTTCGACGCATACAAGGCTCAAACCAATCCGCTCGCATCGAACACGAATTATGACCCGATGCAGACGCCGGGCCTTGCTGATGCTTTGGCTGCGCTCAAGTCTGACATTTCCGGCAGCGTGAATGGACAGTTCGCGGCGGCGGGCCGTGACTCGTCCGGCTATAATCAGCAGACGCTCGGTCGCGGCCTCGCGCAGGGCCTCGCGCCGGTCATTGTCGATCAGTACAACAAGAACATCGCCAACCAGCAGAACGCGGCGAGCAGCCTCTACAACGCCAGCAACACGAATGGCGGCTTGCTTGCGGGCCTCAATCAGCAATCTCTCGCTAATCAAGGGCAGGGCGTCACCACGGCGAACGATGCTTTGGCCGCGAAGAATTACGGCGCGGCGCAGACGCTCAACCTTGAGCAGCTTCGCCAGTCGATCCCGGCGCAGAACCTCGGCTTGCTGGCGAACATCGGCGTTCCGATTGCTGGCCTTGGTTCGCAGTCGTCCGGCACGTCGAACACCACAAATCAGATGTCAGGCGCAGATCAGTTCGGCAAGATCGCGGGCGGCCTTGGCAACATCGGCAAGTTCTTGTGGGGCTGACATAGATGGGTCTGTTTGACGGCTATCAATTCTCTCCCTCATCGTTCACCGGCTCCGGCGGATTGCTCTCAAGCCTTCCGTCGTGGCTCTACCAGAACCAGCAGGGGCCTGGTTTCGGGACGCCAGATAATCCGCTGCAGTACGGCCAGACCTCGAACGAGGATATCGGCGGTTATAAGATGCCAGTCTTTGGGCAGGGCGATCCAGCGACTTTGCCGACGAATGCGCAGCCCACGGCTGGCGCACCGGCGCAGCCAGCACCTCAGACAGAAGCGCCGGGGATCGGTGACCGCCTTGTTGCTGGCCTCAGCAGCTTCGCGCAGGGTGGCCGCAATGGCGGATTGATCGGCGCGCTGACAGGCGGCGCAACTGGCCTTGCTTCCGGCGTCTCGCCAGAGAATCAGACGGTGAAGGCCCTTGTCGCTCGCGGGCTGGATGCCAGCACGGCCCAAACGGTTGCGCGTGATCCATCGTTGCTTCGCTCCGTTTTGCCGCAGCTTATGGGGACCGCTGGCCAGACCAACGACATTAAGGAATACGAGTATGCAAAACGTCAGGGCTTCAAGGGCACGCTAGATCAGTGGATGGCGCAGAAGCGCGCTGGCGCAGGAGAATACAGCCTGACGCCTGTCTACGGCACCAACGACAAGGGCGAAACCGTCCTAATCCAGCCGGGTAAGAGCGGCACAGCAATTCAGACCGCTTTGCCGCCGGGCGTAAAAATTTCCAGCGGTGTTGAAAAGATCGACCTCGGCACGCAGTGGGGCGTTCTCGACAAGAAGTCCGGTCAGATTATCGGGTATCAGCCGAAAGACCTTCGCGGCGCAGAGCGCGAGAAGGGTATCGGTGACGCGCAAGGCAAGGCTGTTGCATCGGCTCCTGGCGATCTGCAGGCCGGTCAGAATGCGCTCGATATTCTGCAGAAGATTCGCGCAAACCCTTACCTTGAGCGCGGCACTGGCTTCTCGTCTGTCGCCAATGTCATCCCCGGCACGGGCGGTTACGACTTCTCCAACCTTGTCGAGCAGGCCAAGAGCGGCGCGTTCCTGCAGGCTATTCAGCAGATGCGCGGCCTCGGTTCGCTGTCGAATGCTGAAGGCGGCGCAGCCACGGCGGCCATTACTCGCATGAACACGGCGACCTCCAAGGAAGCATTCCTTGATGCGTCGGCCGATTACGAGAAGGTGGTTAAGCAGGGCATGGCTCGCGCGAATGCCCGCTTGTCCGACCCGTCCGCGACAAACCCGCAGCCTGCAGCAACCGCGGCTCCGTCCGTTGATGACTTGCTCAAGAAGTATGGTGGCCGTTAATGGCTGACATTTCCGCTCTCGAACGGGCGCTCGTCAATGCAGACGCTGCAGGCGACACGGCTGGCGCGCAAGTTCTCGCCTCCGAAATCACGCGCCTGCGTTCCGAACCTGCCCAAGCGCAGCCGGGTGTCATTGAGGACGTCGCCAAGAGCGGGTTGAGCGGCCTCGCACAGGGCGGCATTAACACCTTTGGCGCTGGCGGCGACGTTCGCAGCCTTGTCGGTCGCGGCATTGACGCTGCTGGCGGCGCGCTCGGTTTCGCACCAGATAAGGTGCAGCAGTTCAAGGATATGGCCAAGACCGTCGCCGGGGCCACGTTAGCAGGCCGATCGCTGCTTGCCGCTCCAACCTCGTCCGACCTTCGTAAGGGTGTGGAATCTGTCACTGGCGAGCTCTACAAGCCGCAAACAACGGCAGGCGAGTATGCGCGCACCGTTGGCGAGTTTGCGCCGGGCGTTCTCGGCGGCCCTGGCAGCATTGGTGCGCGGGCGCTCACAAATGTTGTCGCTCCTGCGGTTCTTAGCGAGACGGCTGGCCAACTTACGCAGGGTACTTCTGCAGAACCTTGGGCGAGGCTTGCTGGCGCTGTCGCGGCTCCTGTCGGCTTGTCTGGTGCGCGCCGTGCTTTAACGCCGAATGTAACCAGTCCTGAGCGACAAGCTGCAGCAGCGGTGTTGCAGGGCGAGGGTGTTCCGCTTACTGCCGGACAGCAGACCGGAAGCCGAACGCTCCGCTATGCCGAGAGCGAGCTTGGCGGCAGCAAGGCGGCTGATTTTATCGAGCGCCAAAACCAGGCATTCACCGAGGCCGCCATGAAGCGCGCGGGCGGATCAGGACTTGCGACCTCCGACAACCTGAAGACGTTGAATGATCGCCTTGGCTCAGACTTTAGCAACATTTCATCGCGCAATACGCTTGTTCCTGATCGCCAGTTCGGTCAGGACGTTGGCGCAACACTGAACCGCTATGGCAAGCTGCTTGAAGCACAGCAGAAGCCGATCATCAACAATATCTCTGACGATCTGATCGCACGACTGCAGGCCAATAATGGCGTGCTGCCCGGTGCAGAGTATCAGGCGATCCGCTCCGATCTCTCACTGGCTGCGAAGTCCACAACGAACCCGGCTTTGTCCGGCGCGTTCAAGGGACTGCGTAATGCACTCGACAAGGCGATGGAGCGCAGCATCGCGGTCAATAACCCATCCGATCTTGGGAAATGGGGCGAGTTGCGCCGCCAGTACGGCAACATGAAGGTATTGGAGCGCGCTGCGGTTGGCGCGGGCGAGGATGCTGGTATGGGCATCATTTCTCCTGCGCGGCTGCGGACGGCTGCTGCAGTCGGCAATCGTGGAGGCTTCGCGCGCGGCGATAGCGACTTCTCCGAACTGGCTAAGGCCGGTCAGGCGATGATGACGCCGCTACCTCAGTCCGGCACCGCACCGCGTCTGCGTGTTCAGAACCTTTTCACAACGATACCGGCAGTTCTTGGTGCCGCAGCGGGTGCCCCGGGCGGGGTCTTTGGCTCCATGCTTGGTGCCGCCGCTGGAGCAGCAGCGCCAGCAGCCGCAGGACGTGCGCTCATGTCAAAGCCGATCCAGGCGTATCTCACCAATCAGAAGTTCGCCGGGAAAGTCCCTGCGAGCGTTGCAGACCTGTGGCCACTCTTGGTGAGTTCGAGCGCGGCAAGGGAGGCGGTCTTACCGCCTTTCGCGCCCACCAACCGCTGATCTGTCTTTGTGCCCCAATGGCTCCGTTGACGCTGACCGTAAACATCAGCGCGGCGATGAAGCCCAACAACGCTGCAACCATCGGGTTCGGCGTCCAATGCCATTCGATGTTTGAGCCGACAACGGCGAAGAAAACCAAGCCCTGAGAGAATTTCCACATGGCTTTAATTGACTCCATCATTGGAGCCGAAAGCGGCGGCAATCCGAACGCTAAAAATCCGAACTCGTCGGCAACGGGGCTTGGGCAATTCATCGCCTCCACTTGGCTGGATACGCTTTCGCGCGAGCGCCCCGATCTTGTAGCTGGCAAATCGCGAGATGAAATTCTCGCCCTTCGTAACGACCCCGATCTGTCCCGTCAGATGACGGAAGCCTATGCGGCTCAGAACGGCAAAATCATATCAAGCGCCGGATTCGAGGCCAACCCCGGCAATACATATCTGGCGCATTTCGCTGGTCCGCAAGGGGCCGTGAAAGTTCTTTCTGCCGATCCCGGCGCGCCAATTGAAGCAATCCTTGGCCCGCAGGCCGTAGCCGCCAACCCGTTTCTGAAAGGCATGACGGCAGCCGATTTGCAGGCGTGGGCGTCAAAGAAGATGGCGGGCACGAAAACGGCTTTGATCAGCCCAGAGGCTCTTGGCCCAGACATATCGGGAGAGGTGTTTCCCGGAGGGCGTTTAGACCCGCAACGTCGCCTGCCGCAGAATCCTAAGGTCATAGGTAGTCTGCATCCGGCGGCGCATCCGCTATTTAACAATAGCTCGGACGTGTTCCCGGGCGGGCGTCTAGACCCTGCTCGGTCGCTGCCGCCAATTGCGCCGCCCAGCGGGCCACAGCAGCAGGAAACTGCATCGTTGTGGTCCCAAATGCCTGCCGAACAGGTTGCACAACCCCAGCCAATCTTCACCGCGCCGCGTAAGGCGGTTGATCTGTCCAAGCTCCGCGCTGCCCTTCAGGCGTCCGGGGCACGTCCCATCTTTGGAAAATCTTAATGGCTCAAACTGGCTTTCCGGCTTACTCCAAAACTGCGGCCTCCAACGCCACGGCTGATAGCGCCCAGAATTGGGCAGAGGGCATGGCACCGTCTGCGGTCAACGACTCCGCGCGTGGCGGCATGGCCTCTTTGGCGAGATGGCGCGACGATACTAATGGCTCGATCGCGACCACTGGCACGTCAACGGCCTACGCCATCACCACGAACACCGGCATGGATGCTTTTGCGGCTGATTATGTTGTCGCGTTCCAGATTGACGAAGACTGCGGTACGCCGGTCACGCTGAATGTTGACAGCAAGGGCGCGAAGCCGCTGCGATCAGCACCGAATGTTGAACTTTCCGCTGGCGCCCTGAAGGCGGGCGGAATTTACTCCGCTTCCTACAAAACCAGCAATTCCGGCGAGTGGATTCTTCAGAACGTCACGCCGACGATCCTTGCAGATGGCCAAGTCGCGACTGCGAAGATTGCAGACGGGGCGGTTACCTATGCCAAGATGCAAGATGTCTCGGCTACGAAGCGATTGCTTGGCCGAAAGACAAGCGGCGCGGGGGACGTTGAAGAACTGACCATTTCAGAGGCTCTCGATTTCGTTGGGTCTGCTGCGGATGGTGACATTCTTTATCGAAATGGCGGCGTATGGCTGCTTTTGCCGAAGGGTACTGACGGCAAATATCTTTTGCTCTCCTCCGGCTTACCTGCTTGGGGGGCATCTCCTGGAGCAGTTCTTATCTCGACGCAGGTGGCGTCGAATGTTTCTGTCATCGACTTTACCGGACTCGATAGCACTTACGAGGCGTATGAAATCGTTCTTTCAAACGTGAAGCCGCAGAATGATGACGTTCAGATGTTGATGCGAGTCGGAACTGGCGCAGGGCCGACCTATCAATCAAGCGGATATTCCTGGGCTTTTGCTGGGCAAGCCGGGGCCAGCCAAGTTACTGACGGATCGTCCAGCGCGTCTGCGATTGGGCTTTCATACGTCGCGGGCAGTACAGCCGCAGTCGGAAATGCGACCGGCGAGAATTTTTCGGCCAAGATTAGTTTTGGAAACCCAGCAGCATCCGATTTCATGGAAATCGCCATGTCAGGGGCCTATTCACGGTCGGATGGAACGCATTCGCGGGCGAATGGGTCTGGGCGCTATAATTCTGCTGGTGCCATTACCGCTGTAAGATTTCTGTTTTCTTCTGGCAATATCTCGTCTGGCCGCTTCACGCTGTACGGCTATCGCAAGTCCTAGATCATAGGCATCCCCACCACACCAGCCCGCCTTGTGCGGGCTTTTTATATGCCCAAGGAGCATCATCATGAAAGAATTCGCCCAGATGG